GATACTCGTCCTTACGGACCAGTTCATAACCTTCCCTTAATTTGGCACTGATGTTCTTTGTATCATCAAAGCCACGCGTTTCGGCGCGAATCCAACGATGTTTAAAGCCATCAGGGGCAGGTGGTGCATCTAGCATAGACGGGGGAGCCCAAGGCTTACGGATCGCCTGTTTCTCCCGAGTTTTGTTAGCGCGAGAAGTACGGTTCACGGCGGAACTACCTGTATTTTGTTGTTCAGTCATTCGTTGTTACTCCTTCACGTATTTCGCATATTCTTCAAGCGGCACACCCAATTTCTTCGCTATCGCGACTTGGCTCGGGGTGAGTCGAACCTTTCTGTTACTGCGCCCAGAGGGTGTTCTTGAAGCTCCAATTACTGTCTGAGCGGGGCGTTTATTGGGGCTGCTTGATCCGTTACCAAACTTATCAAGAACACGATTATCTAGCTCAGTATAGTAGTCTTCGCTCTGCGGGTCAAACCCTTCTTCCTCAACGAGTTTTTTGTGTATACCAAAGGCAGCATACGTCATAGCCTCGTCAGAACCAAACCAATTGTTGCGTAAAGCCCATGCCTCGGCTTTAGCATCAGGCCGTTTAGGCTGTTGAGCAGGCATAGGTTGTTGTGCTTGATGCTGTTGAGCAGCAGCGGCTTGTTGTTGCTGCCTCTCAGATTGCATCTTAGCTTGAGCAGCGCGATCCTGCTGAATAGCTAAACTGGTAAGTTGCCGTTGAGCTTCCACGGTCGCTTTACTATCACCTATCTCAATAGCGCGAGTCAGAGTAGCTTCGGCTTGATCGATCTGGGTGTTAACACGACTGGTGTACTCAGCAACGTAATTGGTGTCTAAGCTAGACATCCGATTCTTTAAGTCTTGCGACTCACCTTGAACAGCTTGAGCATACTTAATAGCTTCTTGCTCACGGCGCTCGGCTTCGCGCATCTTTTTGGTAAGACGACTGATTCTTTTTTGAGTTGATGTTTCCGCTTTAGCAAACTGATCATCCGATTCATCATCCGATTCTACAGCACTCGCAGTAACTTCTACTTCTACCTCTTCAGCATCGCCTACATCTAACTCGACGGTGTTTGTATCCGACATGGTGCTCTCCTTAGTTTAAATTATGGATGTCTTCAGGGTCCAAAATGGTCGACAGTATTTCGTCGTCATTAAGAATTCGGACTTCTCCCCCATCTATCTGAAAGCGAGAGCCAGCATAACGGGCAAACATAACCCACTGCTTTTCTTGGCACCATGCTCCATCTGGAAATTTACCGGTATCTTTATAGGCTAGAGGTCCTAGCTTTAGTACATAACCGACTTGGGTAGAAATTTGGCTTTTCTCCGCCGTTTCAGAAGGGAGAAAAATACCGCCTGCGGATTTACCTTTGCCTTGATAGGGTAGGATTAATATCCGCCAGCCCGTAGGGTTGGGCATCCTGTCTAAGAGAGTTTTCCCGATAGCGTCAGGGTTAAGGCGTGGTTTTTCCACGTAGGCGTCTGCAAGTTTAGCTGCTTTCTTAGCAACTTCTTTTGCTTTAACTTCTGCTTTAGCCTCATTGGCTAATTCTTTAGCGGTCTTTTCATAGACTACTGGTTCTACTTTTTTATCTGCTGCGCTCATATTGAGTGCTCCTGTTTATCTAGCAGGCTCTTGAGTTCCTGTTCCACATGATTAAGGCATTCTAAATTGCCCATAAGCTCACGATATTGTTCCATCGATTTGACGTTACCATAAATCATCAAATCTGTTACACCCTGCCTTCGCTCCCTAAGAATCTTAAACACGGCTTCTGCTACATATATCTCGTCCATTAACCCCTCGCATAAAATCAAACAATGTCTGATATGATCCTATCATAACTTATATGCAGGGGCTAGGTTAAATGAAGAGGGGTAACAGCTATTTAAGTTTTACGGCACTTAATTTGCCTGATATTAATTTAGTAAGCAATCCACGCATACCAAACTTCACAACATAAACGCCAATAACAAGGTATTGGTACCAGTCTGGCATAGCAGCAAAAGATTCAAACGCTGCCGTGACTTCGGCTTGATAGCCTACAAATGACGCTGCAATAGGAACTAATAACAGGGCAATCATAACCTCGTCAAGGAATGACTTATCCATCTGCTGCATAGCAACTAAATCGAGATTAAAGTCTTGGGTCTGTCCATTGTCGGCTAACTTATGCGCAGCTTTAGCACTCGCAACTTTTACATCTGCTTCGGCACCAAGAGTAAGTATAGCGGCTGCCGATTTGGCTTTAGCGACTTCGTTCTTACCCTCTAGGTATGTTTTACCTAGACTTGCAATAGGATTTAAAAAGCTTAAAAAGCTCATTCTTAATCCTTTATCTCAAAGTGAGGCATGTCTTGCCATGATTTCCACAGACCACCCCATTTAAGTTCATACCCTAATTGAGCAGATGCCTGTAACATGGCCGCGGCTATTAAGGCGAGGTGGAGTTTATCCCAACTTGCTTTTCCGTCGACGTAAGCGTACACATCGAGCGCCTTTCCGCTTTGGTGATAGGACTTGTTGTTGACTCCATCGGCTTTTGAAACACCATCCGCAAACAACTTTGCTTGTACTGCTTCGGTGCGCAAGCCACCAGTAGAAGGGATGCCAAAATCAATGTTGGATAACGTAATGGCGAGGTCGGCAATATCAATAAGTCTACCATCTACACCCGCCAAATTGTTTATGCTATTCGTGCCTAACTTAAACATTAGAATACTCCATCAAAAGGTTTAGTAACCCATGTGGCTCGTGCCTTGGATCGCGGCACCCGTGCCACGGGTCCTCATCTTACGAGGCGTATTAGCGAAGTCAGTAAGACCACCCGCTACAGGAGCAGGCGCAGTCTTGCCATAAGGAATACGGCCTTGGCCTTTAATGTCCGCATAAGTGACAGCCTTTGGCGTTTTGCTCGGTGCTGCACCGTTTACTTTTACAGTTCGATTCTTCATTTTAGTTACCTTTATTCTATGGTAAAAGTTTTAATAGGTTTTTTTCTTGGTTTTGTTTTACCTGTCGACCGAAGATAACGCATGTCAGCTTCGTCGACCATGCCTTTATAATAATCATTAACAACAGGCAACACCTCTACGCCGCCGTAGGCATTGGTTGGTTTTAAATTCTTCATGATCTACTTACCTTTTCCTTTACCTTTAGACACGGATTGTGTGGCGTTTTTACCCGTAGATTTAGTATTTTTCTGCAAGCTAAAACCTCGACCGCCTCGCTCCGCAAGAAGGTCTTTGTAGTACATTTCAGAGCCGTAGCCCCCTAGTCCTGATTTGTCTTTGCTCATTTTAATCTCCGCGTTGCTTTAATAATTCACGATCCATAGCTGATTGGATACGTGCTGCTGTTTGTCGTTCTTGTGCTGCAATCCGCTCATCAAACTGCTCCGAGCGCATCTGTTGGTTCTGTTGATCCAACTGCAACTTGGCTTGATCAATCTGATTATCAGCTTCGTTATCGGCTACTTTAGCCTGAATCTCTTGTTCCTTCAACTGAATTAACGGATCAGGAGCACCCGCACCAGACAACTGGCCAGACGCATCTTTAACTTGCTGTAAGCCTTCTGCAATAAATTGAGCCGTCATCTGCTCCACTTCTAACATCTGCTGCTCTTCAGGAAGGTTAGCGCCAGACTGTTGGGCTTGCTGTTGATAAGCAACCATGGCCTGCTCTTGTGCTGCAATCTGGACGTGTTCCATAATATGCTTCTGAAGCGTCATGGCTACAGGAGGCATATTGCCCACCGTCGGACTTGTACCAAAGATCAAGTGCGCTTGGATGTGCGCCTGATGGTTTTGGCCTTCAAAAGCTTTTAGTGGCAACATGTCTAGCGCATTGATGTTCTCTTGTGCAGGATCAATTGCTGTGGGCTCTTCCGCTGGAATGGCCTTCATAATCCGATCGGCATCCGTTACCCCTAGCGCCTCATACATGTCACGATACACTTCGTGGATGTTATGAATCTCTGGTGCTTGGGCCGCGAGTTGCATCTTAGTTTGAGCTAACATGATCCGTTGTGCTTGGCTAAACACGTTTGGATTACTGACGGGAATGATATCGACACGGTCGTCGAAGTCGGCTTGCATGATGGTTTCGTCTCCGCCGGGAACTGAGAACGGATACTCCTGCGGCAAACTCTCCGACATCACTCGTGCCAAAATCTTAAACTCTTGACGCATCGCATAATGCAAACGCTTATGGACCGCACTCATCACGCGAGCACCCTGCTCCATCATCGCCATGGTAGTACCTACCGCGGCAGACGCATCACCTGCACCTACTTTAAGATCCGTGATGGTTGCGAAACGTTGCGCGGCATCGACGACAAACCCTAGTAGTTGAAACAAGGTTTGGTCGGGCCCTTTGAAGGGTAGCGGCATTAGGCTGTCGCGGATAGCCCCGCCCGGCGCATCGACGTCTCTAAACTCGCCCGGCTGTAATGGTTCATCATCATCTCTGATCCGCAGTCCGCGGGCCTTGAAACCTGCAGGCAAGTTAGACAACGTACCCGCATCGATCAATTGGCGAAGCGCCGAAGTGGCTGTGCGAGACAGGCCACCAATGGTGTGGATCAGGCCTAGACCGTAGAAGCCGAAGCCGGGCAAAAACTTGTAATGCGTAAAGTAATTAATCTTTTTACGAAGATCATCGTCCTCAAGATAGTTACGACGAATAGACAACACCTGCCCATTGTCCTCAGAAATCGTCACAATGTACGGAATCTTAATGCCCGTGAACTCACCGTCAGCATCTTCGTCTTCGTAACCTTCTAGGTCCAAATCAACATGACACTCCAAAATCGTACAGTCATAATCAATCTGATTAGCGTCTTGACCTTCCAAGCGATCCATCTCACCACTTAACGACGTGATGGACTTCTGCGAAGGAAGCACCTCAACATCTAAGTAAACGCCTACGACTTGGCGCTTGCGCAAATCGTTTAAAGGCATCCGCACCACTTGGGTGATGTTAGGGCATGATGCGAGGTCCGCGGTCTCATAAGGAACAATCAAGTTCTCCGCAGGCACAAACTTAGACACTGCTCGCGCTAACGTCTCGTCGTAATAGGTCTTTTTAAAGGTAGAGCCCGCTAGCGGTAAGAAGAACAACATCTGATCCATGTCAGGGGTGTACTCTTCCATCTCATTAGTGATGTAGTAGTTCATAAACTGCTGAACACGGTGCGCTTGTTGCGCTTTTGCCGCGGTGTTTTTTCCCATAACTACAGTGCGCACGGGACCCGAAGGGGGTAACAGTTCGTTAAAGGCTTGTGCCTGAAACTGTGTGGCCGCTTCCGCCAACAAAGGGTGAGTCACACCCGAGGCTCCACGAAATGGCTGTGTCCGCTCTTCGTAGTTAAAGCCCAATAGCTCTAACCCATTTGAATACGCTTCTTCCCAATCTTGGCGGCTGGACTTATTGGCATCAAACTCACTTAAAAGCTCGGAGGAAATGCGTTGAAGCTCACGGTCAGGCATCTCTTCGGCAAGGTTAGCATCAAACTCTTGCGATGCGCCGCGCTGATCCATAGGCTCGAAGTCGACTAATACACCACCGTCCTCTTCCGACGTAATCTCAATGCTTCCAACATCCTCGGCATTGATCATCGCCATGACATCATTGCCCGAACTATCAGGAATAGCCAACTCTAGCTCTGCAGCCATGTCGGCCATATCCATTTGAGCGGGAACATTTCTATCCATCAAGCCCGCGTTTGTTGTACCGTTTGCCATAACCACCCCTAATTCAATAATACACTCGCACTTTAGCAGAGTTTGCCTCTTCTTCCCAGTCATCCGAAGGCAACTGAACGAAATTCCCCTGACGATAGCGCATAAGGGCTTGCGTCATACTATCCACCAAGTCATCGAACTCTCCGTTAGGAAACGCCGCGACCTCCTCAACCAACTCGTCCGCCCACGTCTCGTCAGGGACCCACACCATCCCCGCCTCAAACAAAGGCGACACACTATGCACCCTCGTTATCTTGTCATTACCACGACTCGGCGTAAAGTTAACCACAGGAATGCCCTGCGCACGAAGCTCCTGCGTCAACGGCGTACCACTGGCCTTCGCCTCAATAATCACCGTGTCAGGCTCCCAAAACTTATACAAATCTAACGCCACCTGCTTCAACTCAGGAAAATCCCAACGCCCCTTCTTACTATCCAACAAAATTAAATTGGGACCACTACCCCCCTCATTCGGATAAAACACCCCCCACGTCGTAATGGCCGAATAATCCGCCGTCTGCTTCTTAGAAAACGCCGTATCATAACTCTGAATCACATACTCCAACTGAGGCACCGCTGGCTTCTCCCACAACTTCCACCACTCGCGCTTGATAATCGCGTTCTCTTCGCCCGTCGGATTCTGCTGGTACTGCGCATTCCACTTGCTCGGAGGGATCGATGCGCGGACCGCGGTCAAATCTTCCAAACTCCAATACTCAGGCCAACACGGCGTACCGTCCTCAAAGATGGCAGGAAGCTCCACCACCTCCCATTGATCCGCCAAAGGGTCCTTGGCCATAGATCGAAGCAGTTGCCCCGTCATGTCCTTCTCAGACCAACGTGTCTGTACTATCACTATCGCCCCGCTAGGCTGCAAACGCTGTCGAGGACCACCCGTGTACCAGTCCCACGCATCATCAAAACCCGCCGCCGACATCGCCGTCTGCTCCGAGTGAGGATCGTCAATAATAATCAAATCACCACCACGTCCCGCCAAGTTCGACCCCACACCCACCGCATAATACATACCGCCCGCGCTCGTGTCCCAACGGCCCGAAGCCTTACTGTCCGCCGCCAACTTTACATCAGGAAAAACTTCCTTGTAACTGTCTACGTCCAAAAGATTCTTCGTCTTACGACCAAAGTTTACAGCCAACTCCGTCGTGTGCGTCGCCTGTATAATCTTCATCTTCGGATTCTTGCCCATCATCCACGCAGGAAACAAAAAAGACGCAAACTCACTCTTCGTGTGTCGCGGTGCCATGTTAATAATCAATCTCTTTAACTCGCCGCTCGCGACTCTTTCCAACTTATCCGCAATAATCTTATGGTGACGCCCAGTAATGAACTCTGGCCACATCGCTTTTACAAACGTTAAAAAATCATCTCGGCAAGCTTCATTCTTCTCAAGCTGCGCGAGCCGCAGTTCAAGCTTCAACGTCTTTTCCTCTACCGCAGGATTACTGGCTTTATTCATAAGGGACCCATAGGTTTTGAAAAATAAAAATTTATGTGGCTCGCGGAACGCGGTTAACTATTATATGCGATATTACACGCTTTTATAAGACAGTTAAAGCTCGTTCAAAATATCACGGAAATATTTGAGAGAAACAAGGCTCTTGCTGCCGACTGGAAAAAAAGGGGCCCGATTTCAGGAGCGCGCTAAGTCGTTGATTTACATGGATTTATGACCCGATATCAAGGGATCCTAAGCGAATATATCCGATATTGTGCCCGGTCGATTCGATCCAGTGCCCGCGATCCAGTGCCCAACTGGCCAGATATCCTGCAGCAAAACCCGCGAACCGCGACCAAAAAGCCCGCGCAATTATGTTTCAGTCAAACAGCTGCAGATTGAAAAAGGATTGCGCCGAACCAAAAAGCCCGCGCCGATTGTGCCAGTAACGCGGCCAGTAGCGCATTAAACTTGTTAATTGGCCCAATGGTCGCGGTTACTGTCCAATCATCCTGCCAGCGAGCATTTAACGCGGTACGTTTGGCCAGTAGCACGGAACGCGGGCCGCGGCTTGATTAACTGTGGTTAACGCTTGTGGGTAACCTTATGCACAAGCTGGTTAATAATTGAGCAGCACCGCTAGAGCCCACGCCAGCGGGGTTAACTGTTTTATTCCTGGGCGCTTAAGCCTTGTTGATAACTCACGCACAAAAAAGCCCGCACAATAGCGGGCTGTTGATGCGGCTAGTGGCTAGTTAATGGGCTGTTTTCCTATGTCGCCCGCAACATGGTGGCGAAGCACCGAGCCAGTGCGAAGCGATGC